CAAGGTGATAAATCACTTATCCAGGTCACTGATTCACATGGGACAGAGACTAATTACTTTGAAGGTGAAACTGAGGCTATGCAAACTTTGGAAGAACGGGCCTTACTGGTTGAAGTGTATATGCGAGATGGAAGTCTTGAATACACAGATGAAGATTCTGATAAATCGAAGGTTGGCAAACCAAAATACCCAGGTGGGCTACGAAAAGTCTGCATGGCAAACGACATCATACTATACGATGGGCCTAGTCGTTATCAGTTCCTGGATAAAATGAATAGATGTCCTTATCCATTTCCGTATGTGGTGCTTAAAAATGGTGGAAGCGCACATTCTTTTTGGGGGAAGCCTGAACCCAAAAGATTGAAGAGTATTAATCTAGCGCTAGACCGAATTGCATCTCAGGTAATGGATAATGTACATCTAATTGCTAACCCTATGTTCCTGGTTGATGAGACTGCTGATGTGCAAGACCAAATTAATAATAAGCCAGGATCTGTAATTCGTAAGCGTGGTCCTGGACAAGTAACTATGTTACAACCAGCCTCAATACCTGGTTATGTTTTTAACTTTTACCAACTACTGGTAGATATGTTTGAAACAGTGTCAGGTGTAAATAAAGCTACGATGGGTAAGCAAGAACCTAATGTAACTAGCGGAGTACAAGCACAAGTATACAGAACTGCATCCACATCTAAGATTGACTTTAAAGCTAGACAGCTTGATAGCGCTATGCAAATACTTGGTCAGATGTGGATTGCAATGATTAAACACATGGGAACTGAACAACATTCTTTATCTATGAAAGATGTTGAAGGTAATGAAGCAGAAGTTATTTACCAGGGAATGGAATTTGCAGATATCGACCAAATGGTTAGAGCCAGGGTTGGCAGTATGCTACCTGATAACAGAACCTATGTAGAAGAAAAGATATTATCATTGGCACAAGCTGGTTTAATTCAGGACCCTGAGTACATTTTAGAAAATATGCAATTACCTGGTATTGAACGATTGATTAGTCAGATGAGGGAAGCCAAGCAACAAGCGCCTGGTCCTGAACAATTCGAAGGTATGTCTGAGGATGAAATATTTCAACAGCTACAAGCCAATCCACAATTAGCACAGCAAATGGGAGCGATGACTAATGAGCCAAGCATGGACTAGAAAAGAAGGACAGTCTAAAAGTGGTGGCCTCAATGCTAAAGGTCGTGCCAGTTATAATCGTGCCACTGGGGGTAACCTAAAAGCACCAGTAACAAAGAAAAATCCCAAAGGTAAAGCTAAATCAAGACGTAAAAGTTTTTGCGCTAGAATGTGCGGAATGAAGAAAAGGTTAACATCTGCTAAAACGGCTAGGGACCCAAATAGCAGAATAAACAAAGCGTTAAGAAAATGGAGGTGTAAGTGTGGCTAAAGCATTTTGGAATAAAAAGAATCCTAAAAAGAAATCAAAAAAATTAACACCAGCGCAGATAGCCTGGGCAAAAGAGTATAGTAAGAAAAAGGGATGGAAATATCCAAACCTGGTTGCAAACGCTATGGCACCTAAACATGCATAACAAAGAGAAATATATGGAGATGCTTAAAAAGCATAAGAAGCATCATACTTCTAAGCATATGAAAGTGATGAAAGCATTAATTAATCGTGGTATGTCATTTGACAAAGCACATAAAACTGCAATGAAGCAAGTGGGGAAATGATGAAGGCTAAAAAGAAAAAGAAATTAAAAAAAGTAAAAGAAGAGTCGAAGATAGGTCCTTATGTACAAGCGCTTATGATAGCAAGTGGTAAAAGGAAAAAGTCAGATGCTGGGAAAATTGCTGTAGCTGGTATGGCTAGTGAGATGATACATAAAGGTGCTAAAAAGATTTATAATAAAGCAGTAGCTAAAATCAATAAAAAGCGTGGGTATAAATAATGATGAAATACGGCAAAGCTAAACCAGCCAAAAAGAAGGCTAAGAAAAAAGCAAAAGCAAAAGTAGTAAAGAAATCTAACTATTAGGGTTTTGATACCTTTACAAACAAAACAAAAATTTCAATCAATAAATAGGAGAATCTATGTCAGATGATATACTAACTAGTTATTCAGGTGTTACTTTAAGTAATGATGAAGTTGCTAGTTTAATAACTGATGAGTCACCTATTGAGAATCAGGGAGAGTTATCAGCCCCAACTGAAGATGTCGATGTGGACCAATCAAGTCAGTTAGAAGAGGTAGCAACCGAAGGTCAGGATGACCATGTGGAAATCGAGAGTTTGGAATTAGACGGCAATGAGTATGATATGGAAACGATTAGCCAAGCCCTTGAAGCATTTAATAATAAAAATGAATGGCAGAAGTCGAATACGGAAAAAGCGCAAGAAATAAGTGCTGAACGGAAAGCTTTTGAAGCTGAAAGTAAAGTATGGAAAGACTTGCAAAATGATGAGAATGCTATGGAAGCCCTTCGTGAAGTATTAGATGCTGACCATCCCATTTTTAATCCTGGCAAAGCGGAAGAGTTACAAACTCAGGACACGAAGGACTCTGATAGGGTCCAGGAGTTGGAAGAGAGGTTGAACGAAATGCAGAGAGAGAAAGAAGAGGAACTTGAAGTCATGGAAGCCGACAAACAAGTGACTCAGGACCTTTCTGCGCTTCAACAAAAGCATCCTGAACTGCAAGACCAAAATTTAATGGATGAGGTCATTACGACTGCCATTGAAAAAGGCTTTACTGGACTTGATGGTTTAGAAGATGCATTTGTCTTGACCTATCATACATCAGCTGAAGATAGTGCTTTTAAGACCGCAGTAAATAGGGCTAGAAATGTAAAAGCCATGAAAAGTGTACCTGAACCTGAAGGATCGGTTAAAGGACTCCATGAGGAGCCAGTTAGCAAACCTAAAGATTATCAAGGTGCCAGGGCTGATGCATTGAAGAACTATAACTTTTATGAATAATCAAAAATAGAATAGGAATAAACGATGGCTTTATCTTATGATAGTTTAACAGCTGTGACTCGTGACAAATTTATTCCAGTTCTTGTTGATAACATTTTTAATTCAAATGTTTTGACTTTTAAAATGTTACAGCAGTCTGAGCCAATTGCTTCAGGTAACAAAGTACTTCAGCCTATTGAATATGCTAAGTCAGGTGCCAAAGGCTTTTACAATGGTTATGATGTATTAGATACAACTCCCCAGGAATTGTTTACTGATGCTTCTTACGATTGGGTTCAGTGTCATGCTTCTATTACTTACTCAGGTAGGGAAGAAGCGTTGAACTCAGGAGCTGAACGAGTTATAGACCTTATATCTGCAAAGGTTAAAAATGCAGAAAAATCACTAAAGGACCTTTTTGGTTCTCAACTTTACTCAGACAATGATGGTTCATCTGCTACAGCACCAGCTGAAAGCAGTGGATTCTTAGGTTTGAAGCACATTATCAAAGCTGACAGAAGTCTTGGTGGAATTGACAGTACTTCTTACTCATGGTGGGATGGTAATGTTCAAGATGAATCAGGTGAAAGTTACACATGGGCTAATTTAGCTGGTGGAACCATCCAGGACCTCATTCGTGAGATGTATGGTAAGTGTTCCATTGATAATGACACTCCTGACCTTATTGTCACTTCACAAAACATCTTTGATGCATATGAAGATTCTCTTCAGGCACAAAAGCGTTTCGGTGCTTCTGCTTCTAGTTTAGCAGATGCTGGTTTTACAGCATTAAAGTACAGAAATACTGATGTTGTTGTGGATGACCATTGTCCTGATGGTGAGATGTATTTCTTGAATACTAAGTATATCAAGTTCAGACATCACGCTTCTCGTAACTTTGCATTCCAAGGCTTTAATAAGCCAGTAAATCAAGATGCTTCTGTAGCACACATTTACTGGTTAGGTGCTTTGACTTGCAGTAACCCAAGAATGTTAGGTCGTATTCATGGCCTACCAACTGGATATTAAAGGGGGTTATTATGGGATGGATACCAATGGAATCTAACATCGTACCACAAGGTATTGATGAAATCGCTAGTTCAGCAAAAATGCCAGTAGGATCTGTAGTTAGAGCCTATGACAGTGCGCTAGGCCAGGCCGAGTTTATTTACGGCAAAGGTGTAGCTTCTTGCGCTGTTGGCAGTGTTTGTTCTTTTGACGAAGCTGGACAAGCA